AGGTTCAGAGTGCTTGTCGACACGCGATAGCTTGAACTTCAACGGACATTGCTGGAATGTTGAGATAGATGATGCCGATAGGTGCTCGGGTAGTGAGCCAGCCTCACTCATCGCTTTGCTCCATTACGCCAAAAGAAACTTGGACACATGCGGCAATCAGTTCCGTAAGTTCGTCTATGCTGGCAGATGCTTTTGTCGGCTTTGCGCGGCCACCACTGTATTGCTTCCAATGAGTGTTGAGTTGCTCTTTCTGCTCTGCATTAAGAGACTTAGCAAGCCCCATAAAGTTGTCCCACAACTCAAGACGCTCTGCTTCTCCTGCCGATACTGGTGCTTGAGAAGCAGCGATTACTTCTTCAATCTCCATGGCGTCTTCCGAGCGAGCAAGATACAGGCCTATCCCCAATGTTTGAGCGGCTTTCTTTAGTGCGTCAGAAACAGCGCCTTTCATTTCATCGCCAAGGTCGACAATGTCTCCCTGCTTGGTGCGCTTTATTTTCTGCCCACCAATGCCGTCACGATGGATTACACGGGTATCACCTTTTTCATCTTTGATGACAGCATCAAGGGATACATGGGCAACTATGAAATCGCTATCGATTTTGTCGCGCTCACAGCTGATGATGCGCATTGACCAGGAATCGACGCCAATAACTTTGTTTAAACGAGTAATCACCTCGCTGACAGGAATATAGACAAGGGATGTCCCCCCTTTACGAAGCTCGCGCTCCATTTCTGGTGGGAAGGGTGCTGATAGGTCTTGATACAACATTATTTTGCTCTCCGTACGATGATGCTTTCTTTGGATTCGGATACGTCACAGAACTTATCGGCATTAATACCGATTTTTGCAAGCTCCTTGACACGCCAATATGACGGCGCACAGTAGTCCAACATTTTCACCATCATGTCCTGAGGTGTCATGACTACTTCACCAGTCTCGAGGTCAACCGCCATATCACTAATGCGACTCGCGACGTTCTGAGCGATGCTTTCGTGCTGCCACTTCTTACGGTCTGCTGCTGCGCGCTTTTCTATTTTTGTCCCATCGCTCAGAACCATCTCTGGCACTGAACGCATAACTGAACTGAGGACGCCACACGCACTGTCGTACACGATTGCAACGTCAGCCTTAACAGCATGAAGAGCAGATACATATTCAGCAATCTCGTTCATGTCTGTGCCAGAGTTTTTAAGCTCTGACATCATTGTGTCGGCAGCACTGATTTTTGAGTTCAGTTCGTCGACGATGGAACGCCAATCAGGCGTTTTCCCTTCGCTTGTCATATTTCTCCTACTTAGTTAGTTAGGGGTTGGTTTAGATGAGTATAGCCATAGGTCTGCGTTGTGGCAACCCCAATCCGGCTAAATATGTAAAAGCCCCAACTGCAGAGTCAACTTGGTCGTCGTGGTCGCATGCCTCGGGGAATGAGGAAACTTCATCTAGCCAGTCGGATATCCAACTGGACCTCACGAGACGGACATTGCCATTGGCTGCGGCGGCGGCAAAAGGTCTTGCTCTTGTGAATTTGTCTCCAGTAGAACGGATTCCCTGAAAGTCATAGCCTGGAAGTACATAGCGGGCATACTGGTCAATCAGAGCCTTGCCTGATGAACCTGGTTCTTGCTCCATCCGTATAGAAACCGTGTGCCCGTCTTCTGCGGCTGTTTGCGCAATAAGCTGCTCAACCTTTTCGTTCTTGACACGTGCGCGCTTTACGTCTAAAACGTAAGCAATTCCCTGGTCAAACAGCATCAACGTCCCAACTGTCCAGTCTGGATTTGGGTTCGAGTGGCTTGGTTCTGTTGCTGCCATGTCCCAAAACCTAACAGCCCTGGCCGCAGATGTGACTTGTGGCACTTCATGGTGGTCAATGATTGGGAAGTCAGTTCTGTCAAACAACGTACCTAGCGTCGTTGCCCACCAGTCACCCATTTCCAGCCTTCTGCGCTCTATGGGGTCCAGGGCGGACAGGGCCATACGGTAAGACTCTGCGTCAATTCCTGGGTTATCCGTCAACATTGATGGAACAAATATCCTGCCGGTGTCTTGGCCTTCTACGATAAACCGTTGACGAACCCAATTGGGCGCTGGGTTTGATGCTGCCCGCATTCGCAAAGGGACCTTAGATAGTTCGCCGTTGGCAGGACGGCGCAAGCGAGAGAAAAGGTATCTGTAATCAGACTCGCGGATTTCGGTGACTTCGTCCATGCCGATGAACTGGAATTCCGAACCCTTGTATCTGAGGTAGTCGTTGGTGTTGTTGAGATACCCGAAGGAAATTCTGGCCCCAGAGGGGAATGTGGCTACATATTGGTTTGCGTTCCAATGGATGTCGTCCTGGGTTGATATCCATGAACGGAAGCGGTCCATGAGGGCTCCAGGGAGGGACAAGTCCGCATATGTACGTCTAAACAAAATCGCCGAGTAGCCAGGAACGTCAACATATTGAAGGGCAGACATGAGGAGTGCTGAGCTTTTACCTCCACCTGCTGCGCCACCAAATAGGGCTTCCAGGGTCATTGTCCTCAAGAAGACTTTCTGCGTTAGCGAAGGTTCCTCTGGGCAGAACAGTGGAGCCTTAGGCTGCAGGTATTCTAATATTTCATTCCAATTAGTCACATCTATATCCTACGCAAGCAAGTGGTATGACTAGTATAGGTTTGTGCAAGTGCAAAGAAGGTCGCAACAGTGAAGCAACGGCTAGTTTCAGTCATAGCATTTATCAAAAAAAGAAGGTCCAGAGCAGCAGCCGCCAATTTAATGATGGCGTCATTTATAATTATGACATCGATTGGCGCATTTTTTATTGACGTGTCCGTGGGCTTCATAACCCTCGGTGTGTCTTGTGGCCTATTGGGCTTGCTTTTGGGTCTAGAGTAAATTAGGTAAATATGGCGTGGAACTCCGGTAGCGACAAGGCTTTACAGTCCGGCTCTCAAAAATCTATTTTAACACCGGGAGCGCCAGTGGCGTTCAATACCGGCATCGCCGGAAAGCCATATCGAGATTCGTGGGACATCGAACGGGCTTACCGAGAGGGAATGTCCAAGGTAACTTGGGTAACAAGGTGCATTGATGCTATTGCAGGAAACCAATCGCGCCTGCCGGTAATTCTCAGAAAAGACAATTCCCCTTCAGGGAAAATAATCACCGACAACCGAAACAACACAATATTGGACATATTGAACACCAAGTCCAATATGGGTGAAAATTCTTTTGTCTTCCGGTATCGCCTTTCGTCCCAGTTGCTTCTTTCTTCACGCGGAGCATTTATCGAAAAAGTTCGCGGTAAAGATGGCTCAGTTGTTGCTCTACAGCTTCTACCCCCACAGCACACTGCACCAATACCGGACCCAAAGAAATTTGTCGCCGGATTTGAAGTTGACATGCGAAACGGCACCAAAATTACGTTGCCACCGAAGGATGTCATCTGGATTAGAAAGCCACATCCTTTAGACCCGTATCTGTCCCTGACGCCGCTTGAATCAGCAGGGATTGCCATAGAGATTGAGAATCTCTCAAAAATTTACAACAGAAACTTCCTGCTTAATGACGGTCGTCCGGGTGGAATGATTGTCGTTCGTGGTGAGATTGACGACGACGACAAAGACGAATTGCGTGCTCGATTTAGGGGTAACGTCAATCGCGCTGGTGCGATTACTGTTGTTTCTTCCGACGAAGGTGTCGACTATGTAGACACTGGCGCAAGCCCGAGAGACGCCAACTACATACAGATGCGTCAAATCACCAAAGAAGAAATACTTGCTGCTTTTGGTGTTCCTGAGTCCGTAATTGGGAATGCATCTGGAAGGACTTTCAGCAACGCCGGCGAAGAACATCGGGTTTTCTGGAACGAGACACTGTTGCCTCATTTGGAGCTAATTGCCAGAGGATTAGACGAACTCGACCCAGACCATTACATCGACTTTGATACATCTGATGTTCCCATTCTTATTCTGTATAAGCAAGAACGCGAACGCTACCTCTTGGACGAATTCCAAAATGGCCTGATTAGCGGAAATGAATACAGAGCAGAGACAGGGCGCAAGAGGGTTGACTCAGACCTTATGCAGGCAATGTTGGCAAACCCGAACCTGACGCCAATTGGTTATACGGACAGAAGATTTGATTCTCAAGAGCAGGCACAGCAGCAAGCGGCAATGATGGGCCAGCCAGGAATGCCTGGCGTTGCTGCAGCAGGGATGATGCCTCAGGCACCTCCTCCTGGCGCTCCTGGCGCAGAGGGACAACCAGCCATGCCTGAAATGGGTTCTATCCCAGCAGAAATAATCAACTTGAACGCCGGCCAGCCACAAGAAGGCATGACTGCCACGTTGAATGCAGAAGCATCACAGCAGCCACAAATGCCGACAATGGCATCGCCAAGCGCACTGTCTGCTTTTGATAAGGAGATGCAAGCCAAGTCCGCAGAGATACGCAACGATTGGGAATTCAAAGCCGACCAATCATCCGATACGTGGACGGAAATACTTGATAGAACCCTAGAAAGATTCTTCGAAAGGCAGCAACGTGTTGTCCTTGAAAAAGCAATGGGTGCAAAATCTAAAAAAGCCATAGATTCTGGAAATCTTTCTGTTGATTCAATTTACGACACAGCAGTTTGGGACAAACAAATTGAAGACGATATACGACCTATTTTGTCAGGAATCGTAAAAGACGCATCACAGCTTGCATCCGAACAAACTGGAATCCCCGTCGACATGGGCGACGATGAGGTTAAAGAGCTAATTGACGCTCAAATGCTAAGAGTGCGCAAAGCCAACAACACCACAAAAGACGAAGTCGCATCAGCAATATTGATTGCCTTGGCGCTATCGGACGATGAGGACAGGGTTGGAATGTTGAAGGCTGCTTTGTCTGCAATATTCATAAATATCTTGGCTAAGCGCAAGAGGTCTATTGCCGAGCATGAAGCGCAAAGCTCGTATAACGCCGGAACATATTTTGGCGCACGCCAATCTGGCGCAACAACAAAAACATGGGTCACCCGTAAAGACGCAAAGGTAAGAGGAGAGCACAAGTTGCTCGAAAATAAAACCGTTGACGTGATGGATGATTTCGCCTTGGGTCAGGAAACACTTAGATTCCCCGGAGACCCACTTGCGCCTCCTCATTTGACAATGAACTGTCGCTGCAAGCTTCGGTTCAGTGTTGACTGACGACTTACAGTAAAGTACGCAATTTCTTATACCGCAAGACGGTGTCGACAGATTATTATTTAGTAGGTGAACGTCGAAAGGCTATTTTAAATGCACTTCAGCAACTTTACTGAAAGTCGTGACTTTACTGAAACTAACTACAAGTCACTTTCAGGTCAAATAAATGTAAACGAGGCTAAGGGCGTTGTTGAGTGCTTCGTTGCCGCTTTGGGAAACAAGGACAGTGTCGGCGACATTTGTCTACCAGGATGTTTTACCGAAAGCCTTAAGCGACGGAAGCCTCGTGTCGTATGGGGACATAACTGGAATGAGCCAATCGGCAAGGTTCTTGAAATATATGAGGTCGGGCCAAACGACCCGCGCCTCCCTCAGAAGATGAAGCAGAGGGGTGTTGGCGGCCTATTTGCCAAAGTGCAGTTTAATCTTGGTGCAGAAAAAGGCAAAGAAGCATTTGCCAACGTAGCTTTTTTTGGTCTTGAGCAAGAGTGGTCAATAGGCTACAAAACCCTTGACGCAGTATATGACAATGGCCAGCAGGCAAACCTTCTAAAAGAAGTAGAACTCTATGAGGTGTCTCCAGTACTCCACGGAGCAAACCAGCTAACTGCAACGCTGTCGATTAAGTCTGAGAACCAGAAGGATAATTATTCAGAAAAAGGTTCAAAATTAAAGGACCCCAGTGGTGGACTGACTGCTGCTGGTCGAGCACACTTTAAGCGCACGGAAGGTGCAAACCTGAAACCAGGAGTAAAAGGCCCAGCCAACACTCCTGAGAAGATGAGACGCAAAGGTTCGTTCCTGACGAGATTCTTTACAAACCCTTCTGGCCCAATGAAAGACGACAAAGGCAAGCCAACGAGACTGGCTCTATCTGCGGCAGCATGGGGTGAGCCTGTGCCGCAAGATAGGTCTGACGCCGCTGCTCTTGCAGCAAAGGGTCGTCGCCTTCTGGAAAGATACGAAAACTCGAAAGAAAAATCGCTTGACGCCGATGTTGATTCAAAAAACCATGCGTTGATTTACGCACCACAGGCCGCAGGAATGTCAAATCCATCTTCCGGGAGAATGGGCGGACTTGCACGAGGCATAGGAATGCATTTCGGTGGCGAAGTCGTCATACGAAGCGCCGACGAAAACATGGTGGTATTCGACCTCGCTAAAGACGGAGCAACAGAAACCCTTAGGGCCAGTTACCACACCCCCAATGAGGTGGACTTCATGTTTGGCCCAGCAACCAAAGTGCGTCAAGAGGTTGTATACATTCCCGTTGACGGGTCAATGGGTAGCAGGGTGTCTGGCATAGATTTGCCATCAAAGCCGCATGGCTGTGGTTGTGGAGGCTCCTGCGGGGGCGCAAAATCAGAATGCCAATGTGGTGGTTCTTGTGGCGGCTCTTGCTCGACAAATCAGATGAAATCATGGAACGACTTTAAGTCTGATAATCCTGGCGTGCACTTGTTTATCAAGACAGCGGATATGGACATGTATCAAGCCGCTCAGGAAATAGGGTTTCATCACGGGTTTGATGTTGAGCTTCTGTCCGACGGCTTTGCTGTGCCAAACATTGACTGGTATGGCGAGGGCGCATCAGATGCACTTGTCACGGCAATGGATGGGATTGCAGAAAAGTTTGCTTTTGGCAGGAGTGCTAGGTCAACAGCAAAAAGAGCAAGAAAACTTGTAAAACCTTCTGTGTTTGACGGAGATGGTGACGGTTTCATGACCGGCCGAGACGGTAGGGACAATATTCCATACAAGCCAAGAATGCCAAGGACTGACGAGCCAATCGAGATACCTGAAGAAATCCCGGTCCCAGAACCAACTCGTATCCCTAAGCCAAATCCAGACAGAACGCCTTCTAGGCCAGCGCCGGCCCCAGCACCCTCTGTTCCTCAACCGCAGCGTCCTGCAGTCCCTGCTGGTAGACGTGACATGATGCCACGAATGCCGCGTACCGATGAGCCAATCGAGATTCCGGAAGAGATACCAGTACCAGAGCCAACTCGTATTCCTAAACCAAATCCGGACAGAACTCCATCTAGACCGACTCCAGCACCAGCCCCATCGGTTCCGCAGCCACAGCGCCCTGCGGTCCCAGCAGGACAGCGTCGCAGAGAAGAAATACGTAAACAGATGATGGAGCTGCTCCGCCGCCAGTACATGGCTTCACGAGGCAAAGCAGACACGTATGCCGTCTATATGACTGTTTCGGAAAATCACGACATCAATATAAAAAGTGCACAAAATGTCAATAGTCGTGACATTGACTCGTTGCTGCTTGAGATGCCAGTTGAGTACATCTACGAATTCAAGTCACTTATTGACCCCGTAGCGGACTATCATCGAATTAGTGTTGTCGCCGTGGACTCTGGTCTGAAAATATTCGAGGCTTCAAAGTTGACAGTGGCAGCACTGGACGCAATGAGCAACGTCGTTAGAGGCTGGTAGAAATGTCTTCCAGATTCTCTCGTCCGAAGAAGAACGTCAGCCAGAATAAACCGCAAATAGGTTATTCTAAACCTGTAGACAATCAAAAAAAATCGTACAAGTATCACTGCATGGTCACGGGCGATAAACGCGCTCTTCCTTGTGGAGGATGCGTCAACCCTAAAGGTTGTTTATCAAATTCGATGCAGTACAAGGAGATGAAGTAATGGCTGAGACACCAGTAGTAAAGCTTGACGCTGACGGTGAAGTGGTTCAGTGTGCCAAGGGCATGGACTCTGGCGAGTGTGGCTACACACCTGGAGCAAAGGTATGCGGTAAGTGCGGCGCTGTCGCACAGCAAATGAAGTCAGCTTCAATTGGAGGAATGATGGGCATGGGTGGCGGACCTGCTGGCATGCCAGTCGCTACACCAATGCGCAAAAAGCCTCGCCCAATGGGTCCCCCAAGTCTTGACGACGAAGAGGACGATGACCTTGTTGGCATGGAAGGCATGGAAGAAGACGACATGATGGACGACGAAGACGACATGATGGATACCGAAGACGGCAAGATGATGGGTTACGACGACCTTGATGATGATGAATCAGAAATGTACGTCCGCCGTGCGGCACCAAAGCGCAAGCGTAATGTTGTTGCCATGGAAGATGCTGACATGGAAGAAGACATGATGGAAGAAGAGGACGACATGGAAGACTCCATGATGGCCTCTCGCCAAAAGATGAGAAATCGTCGTCTTGGCAGCATGGGATACAAGTCATCCGAATTTGATAAAGATGCATTCCTTTGCTCTTTCGACCGCAAGGTTTACCCAGGCGGTTCTCCTGTTTGTGATTCATGCCCTGGTGGATGTGTTCCAGAAGATGGAATGCCTTCTCTTCTTGAAGTTGAAGGAATGGCAGAAGACATGTTCAAGGGTAAAGTTCTTGACTCTGGCTACTCCGACGAAGCAGACCTATTTGTGGTTGACATTGAAAGAAAAGATGGCAAGCCAGTAGAGATTTTCTTCGATGGTTCATCTGGCGAAGTTATGGGATGGCACCTTTTGAACAGCGATTTAGTTGAAGTAAAGTCTGCGCTTGTAAATAAAGCAATGATTAGCTTTGGCGATGCTGCTGACATTGCGGTAAAGACAGTCACTGGTGACATCGTTGCTGTTGAACCAGACGTATTCGAAGGATACGACGTTTACGCAGTGGAGATTGACGGCATTAACGGCAAGTCCTACGACGTCTTCGTTTCACTCGATGGTGAAGTTCTTGGTTACGACGAGTACACAATGGAAGAAGCAACAGAGATTGAAGCAGAAGCTGCCGAGATTGCTCTGAAGCGTGCTTACAGCGAGGACACTCGTAAGGCAATGTCAGACAAGGGTCAAGCCCTTCCTGATGGCTCTTACCCAATCGCCGACGAAGCTGACCTTCGCAACGCAATTCAGGCTTACGGCCGAGCAAAAGATAAAACAGCAGCCAAAGCGCACATCATGAAGCGTGCAGTTGCTCTTGGTAAAGAAGACTTGATTCCAGTTTCATGGGTTTCAAAGGAAGACATTGAAAAAGCAAAGGCTGGAGAAAAGTCAGCAGATGACAATTTCTTATCAACGCTGATGGAATTTGAAATGCTCACCGTCGCCGAAGATACAGAAACAGAATCGGAGTAGTAATGAGAAAGCTTACGCCAGAGGAGCGCGAACAGCGCCGCGCAGGAAAAACAGAGACAGCACCTGTTGTTGAGGCACAAAAAATTGCCCCTATCGCAGAAGTTGAGCCTGATGCGGAAAAGGAAGAGGAAGCTCCCAAAAAGGAAAGCAAGCCTAAGAAAACGAAAGACGCAGCCGACGATGTTGACACACCAGCAAAACAAACAAAACCTGTCTTGTCTTTGTCACCGGAGCTTCCTAGGTCAGCTGAGTAACAAGCACTGGTGGTACTCCAGTGCAGGATGATGTACTAAAAAACAAACTGCTAGGAATGGCATCTTCTAAAGATGCAAAACTAAGCACGGCTCCTTCTTCATCTTCTAAAAAAAATACAGACGATGAAGTCAAAAAAGAAGATAAACCAGAGAAGCCGTCTAAGGCTCAGTCTGAATACGAGCAGTTTTTAATTGACTGGGAGCCGTCAGACCCATTGCCGTTTTTCCCACCTGGAAAAATTATCAAGCTATGCCACCTAAGCAATAACCCAATGGTTACTGGGTCGGACTATTACATAGACAACCCTGAAACAACTAAAAAAGCTTATAAACCTAATAAAAAAAGTATTGAAGAAGAGTTTTTAGAGGTTAAAAACCTTGGGCCAAAACTGAGTCGTGGTCTTTCTTCTCTTCTGGCAATGGTTGCTAGGTCTAGAGGGTTGTGGGTAGATGACAAAAATAAATTGCGTTGTCCAGAAGGAACACCAGCTGCCAACCAATTTACAGACATAACCGGAAGTAACTGCTTTATACCTTCGCCGTCTGCCGCAGCGCAAAGTGGTGCTCGGGCAGCAAGAAGAGCATTTGGTACAGCAGAACAAATGGCAGCGGGCATGGGGCAACGTGTTGACCGCAGTCCATCTGGTCGCTCTAATGCTGCAGCAAGATATTCTCCTTCAGACTTGGCGATGCTTCAGGCAGGAATGGACATTGGCGGAAGAATGGCGATGCTAGGCGGAGCATCTCCAAGCTTGAGACAAACACGAGGAACGGGAGGGGCATCCAAAACCGGTATGCCCATTTACTACATCGGCAAAAGAGAAGCGATAGCAAGAGGTAAGGACCTAACGCGCGCTGCGGCTGAATTAAAAAGACGATACTCGACAAGTGCGCAAGCTTCAGAGGCAATCGTTTACCCCCCTGGCTCACGGTTTGCAGGTCAACCAATTGGAGATGTTCTAAATAAGGCTGACTTCATGAGGGCAATGGAAGAATTCATGCCCAATGTTGACCCCAATGAATTTTCTGAATACTTCGACAATGCAATTCCTGGTGTTTTGAGTCTTAACGACCGCAGAGCGTACGTGAGAATGTTCGAAGCTTTTTGGCAAGCAACAATTCAGCAGATGACCGAACAGCCAGACGCTTACAAAATCATCACAACATTTGAGATGATGGATGACATTAACACTGCTGTAGAAATCCAGGTTGACCCGTTTTCCCCTAGTCCTCAAAGCGGAGGAAGACTGGCTGGTGTTGGTGCCATACAAATGGCTAGACAAGCTGGCCTTATGGCAGAAGGTGGCGCTCACGTAAGGTTCAAAATAAGCCCATTTGGCATGTGGCAGCAAGCCAATAATGTTGGGCGCAATATGGACAGCGACGGCTCTGGGTGGTGGGATAGCCGCGAGGGCAGGATGCATTACATCGCTGTTCATGAAACAGGCCACGTTGTCGACTTCTATCAAAAACTGAAGGCTTTTGGATTAGACCCTAATGCTATGCAAAGATATACGGCTCCACAAAGAGTCGTTAACGTACCAGGTGCTGGTCCCTCTGTTCAGCAAGACAAATATAACGGCGCGTGGATAATTGACTGGTCACAAGTGTCGAATCCTATGAACAACCCGTTCATAGATGACATGATTCAAGCTGCTGCACGACTAAAGGGCACCCAGTATACCGGTTCACGTTTTAGTGGCCGAAAAATAGACCTACAAGATGACATGAATGCTTTTTATGCAAACCTTGTTTGGGGCTTTCAAAACAACATAAACCACGACCCAAGCGACTTGCCACTTATGGCTGCGCTCGTTGGTGGCGCATATGCGACAGACTCCGGTGTAGAGACAAGAGCTGAGTATTTTGTCTATAGGCGTTTATTTGGAGAACTAAGAGGAGCGCAATCAGCAACACCTGGTTTCAACCCTTTCAAAGACCAATTGCAGAGCGGTCCATTTGACGCGACTCCAAGCGATATTGACTTGCGAACAACTTCCGCTAGAAAGAATCAGAGCAACAACCTGCTCACTCATTTCTTGGATGCATGGGCAACACAGGAAAGACAGAGAGCGTTAGAGCCTGGTGGAGCTTTGTATCAAATCATTCAGCAATTACCACCAGGGCAAGCCATACCGCAAAGCATTATTGAAGACTTTGAAAGAAACGTTGCCGCGGATACGTTGGCAAGACTGAACAAACTGGGGCAGGATGTTTTTGGTGTAGCCCCAAATCAATGGAACATCAGTGGTCGAATGGGGAACATCCAAGGCCCTTCGAGCAGACCACCATCACTTCATGCTCAAAGAGTAAGAACTGCTGTTCGCTCCAACAACATACGCACTACACGTGGCAAAAAGCAACCCAGCGTCAGCTATGGAATAAGTGGTCGGATGGGAAACCCAGACCCAGTAAAACCACAGCGTCCTCGCGAACCAGACAACGGACCATTTACTGGAAAATTCCTGGATGTACTCCGTGGTTCATCTACGTGGAAACAATTTGCAAAAAAATACCGCGACCAAGAAGTTGTTTTCTTTGATTATGAGACCACCGGGTTTGGTGATGACGGCAACATGCCAGTGCAAATTGGCGCAGTAAAAATGAAGAATGGGAAAGTTGTTGAGCGTTTCAATGTCTTTGTAAACCCTGGAATACCGCTGGGTGATTGGGCCAAGAAGAATCTTAAAGACGACAAGGGGCAACCATTGACTGATGAATGGCTTGCTTCAAAAGCATCACTAAAAGAATCTCACGAAAAGCTATTAGAGTTTTTTGGTGAAGATGCTTTACTGGGAGGTCAATACACTCCATTCGACCTAGAAGTTTTAGAACGAATACTTGGGCAGGTTGGCCTGGAGTACAAACCGGCTGGGGTTATCGACTCAAAGGCAATGGCCGACGAAATACTGCCACGATGGACACCGGAAAACCCAGATGGTCCAACAATGATTGACCCAAAAACTGGTGCTAAAAAAGGTTCTAATAGCCTTGGTCCTTTAGCAGAATACTTGGAAGTTGACCTGGGAGATGGTTGGCACACAGCCGATGCTGACTCTGAAGCGTCAGCAATGATTATTGAAAGAATGCTAGATAGAGCCGCATCAAGGCCAGACACACCAAGACGCATACTCGACGTTGACCAAGTGCCGCTAATTGTTCAGGAGCGCCGTGCCCAGTACGACAGAGACATGGCGGATTACTCAAAGAAAAAAGCCGAATACGACCAGTTAATCTCAGGACGCATGGGTGCTTCCCAGTTCGAGACAGCAAACGGTTCTGTATATACGCGCCAGCAAGATGGAACATTCCGCAGAAAAAAGAGCGCAATGCTCGGAACCACAATCGAAGACACCGACATAGAGTCAACATATGACAACACAGTATTTGTCGACGCTGATGATGCTTATTTGATTATGGCGCAGGGTCAAAGAGGCGCAATCATCGATAAAGATGGGGACCTAGTTGGTAGGCGATACGACGACACAGATTTGGACAGTGCAAAGTTCATGTCATTCCGCCGCGAGGGAGACGACTTCGATACTGCATATAAAAAAGCAGGTGGCACGGTTCAGGAAGAAAAAATACCAGCAGTTCGTATCAGCAGAGAACCGCAGAGCGGTTTAAAGCCAATTGAGTGGAACAACAAAGACAACAAATTTCATGTCGGTAGCCCTGTTTCTTCGATAACCATGGAGACAAGCCAGCAAATATCTGGCAGGATGGGAAATCCTCAACGAGCATCTTTGGCAAAAACAGTGCAGGTTAAAGAGATGCTTGCCTCGACGAAAAGCTCTGTTGGTGCAGCAATGTCGGATGAGTACATTGATTCCTGGCCTGAAATTGAATCAAAGCTAAATCAAAGCGAAATCCTTGCTCGTAAGCCATTGACTAAATCAGAAGCCCGTCAAAGGACTAGAAGTGGAATTCAATGGTTTGCTAAAGCATTGCAAGATGCAATAGGTGGAGAAGGTAGAGACCCACAGCAAACAGTTATGTCGCCGTACTTAAGAGGCGTTGAGCTTGACTTCATGGCACACATAGCAGAAATGTCTGAAGATGAACTTGAGCAAGAAGTAATTGATGCCATATCAGAGTTTCACGCCGGAATAGACCCTCGCCCGCATATTCAGGTATGGCAAGGGGACTTGACGCGCATTATTCAGAATGGCTACAAGACAACCCATCAGGTCGATAGTGACCACAGCAATAGTCCAATGAGAAAAGTCTATGAAGCAGAAATAGGCATACACCCCGACGTCCCTGACACAATGAGGCCAGCTTCTGGTTATATAGTTCATACAGATTGGCTCAACGCAGAAGACAAAGCTGCAGCAGATTTGGTACAGCTAGTCCCCGGCGCTGACCCTGAAGTCAATTTACCTGAATTCACTTCCCGAGGAAATGCGGAAACAATGCGCGGTCCTGTTCATGTATACGGCGGAGCTGAAGTTATATTACGCCCAGAAACTAGCGGAAGAACTTTTTATGGATATGGTGATTCACTGAGAACTAGGTTTACCCCTGCCAGCGTCGAGTCGGTCGACCCAGACGAAGTTGCTCGGTCGATTATTTTTGGTGGAACAACACCGGTAGAAAATATGCTCGATTTGCTTCATGGGAAATGGAAGGGTGACTATTCTTCTAGGCGCTATGAAGCAAACAGCCCATCAAAAGAGTATTATGAAGCCCTCGTTGTTGGGGGATTTGATGCTGCCGACATAGAGGAAGTAATAATCCCTTCTCCAGAGGTAATCCCTGTTGAGGTGCTTTTTGAGTCAGAATCGTTGCCTGGGCAAAGAAACGAAGACAGAATTGCAAGGGGATACGACACGGACGCAACCATACCTTCTTTTTCAAAAATGAAAGAATCTCAGTATTGGGTTGACAACGCCGGTGTAAGCGCCGAAGATGCCGAAATTATAGCTAGAGAAATAGCCAATAAAAAATTATTGTCCGTTGGTTCTAATGTTAATTTAGCCCGACTCCTTGCGGCAGAAAAAATCCGCAAACAACTTGAGGCTGCTGGAGCAAAAATGACAGTCCGCAACGATACGGGCGTGGACTTCTTTAACCCAGACAGCTGGATTCAGGACATGAAAGACAAGTCAATGGAAGACGTTGCGGAGGCGCGTATGCGGCAAAGAATCATGTGGTCAATCAAAGACCAGCTAGCTAAGGCGACAGCATGAAAAAGGTATTGGTTGGGAAAACTGGAGACGGAGGCAAGCTCTACTTTGTCATAGGCGGCAAGACAGACGGCATTTATCAAACCAGAAACAGAATGACTGAAATCAGTTTTTGGGATTTTGTTGACAAAAGACCAGATTTAGAAGAACTAACAATAACCAAAACACAGAAAATGCTCTGGTCAAGAAATGTCTCAAATGCGGAGTGGGTTTCCCGCTTTATGCCACCGCAATGGAGGGTTAGCGAGGATGAAAACCCATACAACCTCAAAGTGAGTCGCGCATTAGATACAATAAGAACTACGACAGATTATCTGTTCTAGAATTAGCCCTGCCGCAAGGATACCTAGTGGATACTTTTGAGAAATTTCTCTCCAATAAAATTATAATTGTAGACGAAGAAAAGGCGGGCGGACCTGCCGGTGCTGTCATCCCCCAGGAAAGACTTACTGGCGACGTACTAAAAGGTCGGGGGCCCAGAAGGGGAAATCTCGAAAGACTCCTTAGATACTGGCGTCCAATAATGAAAAAACCGGGCGGCTTCAGGCGTTGTCGCGTAATCCTGGCAGACCATCCTGAGCTTTACCCACTGGAGAATATCTGCGCTTGGTTGCATCATGAAACAACGGGTCTATGGCCTAACGAGGGATGCCACCACCCCGGCATGAAGAACTGCAAAAAGAAGCTTAAAAAGGGCACCCAGGGCAGCCTTTGGACAGACAAAGACTTTGATGACAGGATGAGAAAACTTACATCTAGGGCGACCAGAAAGAGTCTACAATTTTCTGGTGTAGTAACCCCCGATGAGCCGTTTGCGCCAGTAATCACTAATGAAGATTACGACCATGCTTTTAAGGTTTTACAAGATTTCTTTGAAATGGAACCAGACTTTTGCAAAATGCTCATAGACGAATCCAGCTGGGAGCATACGCATGGTTTTGAAACTCCTAAAATTAAGATGGTCCCGGTAGATGAAGACAGTATCTCTTTCTGATTGCTGCAGCGAAAAAGGGCTGCAACCAATAATCCAGACTCGGCACGTGATGCCAGAGTTAGCGCTGACGCACGTCAACGCATTTGAAGAGCCACTACCCAAAGACTCCAGTTATCGTGCTGCAGTTCTGTACAAGTGTGCAATGCAGCGCCGAGGCGGACGTCAGGGGCTAGAAGTAAAAGTTGGTTCAATCACGTCGACAAGCCCATTCTTACAAGGGGTTCAATCCGTTGGTTCAATGCTTGTCCCTGGAGACACTGCCCCACTGCGAAGCCCAGTACGGTCAGGACTAGCCAGGCTTGTTACCCCCGGTGGTGTTCGTGGTGCCAACCCTTTTGCTTATGGCAAGCCAAACCGTGGCTACAGATGCCCAGAGGGTTACCAGTTCGGCGGAAGATTCACTGACTCACGTTTTTCTACATGCGGCAAGCAGTTATTTGACCTTCCAGGCACGATTGGTGCCGTAATAGGAACAGCGCTTAGGCGGTCTGCAGATTCTTTAATTGACGGTTTTAAACCCACGACAAGTCGCGTGGGTGCGCTTTCTGTGTCCGGAGACATAATTCAAAGCAGGGCACCACAGATACCTAGAGTATCTTCCCTCAATAAAAGAGTAAGAAACTCCAATACAGAATCAATCGTCTCTGCAATGTCGAGCGTTACGGAACCGTACAGAAGAATGGTGCGTCGTGATGGATTTGTTCTTGAGCCAGTTGTTAGCAATGCTGTGCTACGAACGATTCCTGACAACAGAGACATGGAAGGTGCAACGTTCATACAGACAGCTCTTGAGCCGAAGACGATTGGACAAGACGAACTAGGTCTACTTTCCAACACAGGAATTCAGAAGCTTGTCTATGTCCTTAATGGTGGCTCAACCCTTAATATTGAAAAAGCCAGGCCCCTGACTGTTGGTGAAAGACGCAAACTCGGTAAAACCGTGAATGTCGCAATGAGGGCCGACAACAGTTCCGACCCAGCAGCAAGATTGAGACTTGTAGCAGAAGAAATGGGCGACGCTGTTAGATATGAAGAGTCTTTCGAGCAAATATCAAACCCCAACGAAATAGTTGTGGCAAAGATTCCTGGCTCGAACGTTAAAACACGTGTGAAAAGATGGGTTTATGAAGCGTTTTACGCCAAAAAACCAACTAAAAAAACGCCAGCAGAAGTAGATACAGAGGACGGCGACACGCTGTCCCCCGGCAAAAAAATTGACAATCTTTCTGGAGCCGTACGTCACTTAAACGCAGGCGGTTCTTTAGAAAATATATCTAGCGCAATTCGCGTAGAGGCTCTAAGACGTAGTCGACTTTACAAGACTGGGAAACTCAAAGAAGGAGTAATTCTTCACGAGCGTGCAGATGGACAAACTGTCTTTGAAATGAAACCGAAAAAAGACTTTGAGCATCTAGGTGCAGCATTTGCATCAGAAGTGCAAAGGTCTCTAGGTCTAATCGCGCCAAAAGTGAGGGTTGCTGGAAGCGGAAATAGGCGTCCGTATCTTATTGGGGAAGCACAGGATGCTGCCACCAAGGGCTCGCAATCACGTTCAGACGGTCTTAAAAACGTCGCTGCAGAGGATTTGGTTGGACTGGCTATTGCTGACTGGCTTACCGATACATACGGTAGGTCTCCGGCGAATATTGCTCCGGTGAACATTAGCGGCTCAATGCGTGCTGTCTCATCAATAAATCCGATGGCTGGTTTGCCGACATCAAATGCTCGAAATGTAAGAGTCAGAATGGATTCTTCGATTGATGATTTTTTTGGCCAGCAGTTGCGCGAAATGTATCGCAAAAATTTCGAGCGCTTGCAGGCTGAGCAACGCAAAAAAGCTTTACAAATCATTGCTGCATATATAGAGCGTGCGCAAGATATAGACTTTGCGGACATGAGAAGGCGTCTAACTTTAGACGGTTCTTTATCTCAGGCAGAAAAACGACACCTTGGAATTATCGAAAACCTTTTTAATAGGCGGCTTGAAACGCTTCGCACGTCGCGGGCAGCATTTATAAAAGTTCTCGGTCTAAAGTAAAATGAAACAAATTTCTCTTGTTAAAGACAAAATAGACGGGTCCCCTTTTGCTGTCCTCCTGATAGACAAAGGTTCTGTCACGGCATATGGCTCTCCTGGACAAGGAGAAGACTGGGCAGAATGGGTCAATAGTCAAGAAACATCCGTAGAAGAAATACAAGATGTTCTAGATGTTCGCCTGGTTGCTGAACCATCAATTCCAGCAAAAAAATTTAACGAGAGCTCAATCAGTAGCTACTTAGGTCAAGAAGCAATGGACTTGCTAATGGCAGAGTTAAATAAAAAAGCTCTGCTAGAAATAGTTCAAGTTAAGTCAGAAAGTCAGCCGCAGGAGTATGACGAGGAAGACCTTCCGGACTACACGCCCATATCGGTGTGGCCGTTGTCTGAAATATCGCTGGCTTCCATAGATGTTGCATACAAATCTCAGCTTGCTGATTACAAGGCTAAAGCTTTCAACGCCGACAGAAACAGGCGGGCGCTTGCTCTTGAGGTGAAGTGGGCTAGAGCTATTTGGGATAACGACCGTCAAGGATGGCGTTGCCCACCAGAGACCACCAATGGCGGCCAGTTCACTAACAGAATGGGTCTTGGTTGCACCACTGGTCTTGTTCGACGTCTTGGTCAATCTCTGATGAGCATTGAAGACAGAAATAAACTTCAGATGCAGCTCCCAGGACTAGAAGACCCGAGAGGTTTCCTGTATCGCTCTGGTTCATTAATTGACCAGCGAGCAGAAACTAGACAGCGTGAATTTGCTGACCGACAAGAACGTCGCGCAGCACGCCGCGTTCGCAGTCTTATCGAAAAAGAAGGAAAAAAAGAACAAGAGCGTTTAGCTAAAGAAAACAAACGCAAACATCGTTCTGGGGAATCTCTAAGAGATATTTATTCAAGTTTTACGCCAGACGCAAGCAGAGTGTCTCGCGCACGTGCTGCTGGAGCAGTAAAGCTTCGTCGGTTTGCATCCAACGTAGAGCAAGAATCACTCAGGAATATTGGGGCGAGTCAACAGCGCAGAGACCGCAGGGTTAGGGACGTATCAGAGGAAAAGCTAGACAGTAAGAAGATACGCAAGCTCCGCGATTTTGGTGGAAAAATACCTGGTTCAAAACTTGGAGGCTATGTCCAGTACGACAAGATGATGGCAGACGACAAAGGGCAGGCTGTCGACATCAATGGCGAACTCATGGTCCCTCGTGTTCTTGTGGACATGGATGAAATGCACTCTAATCCATACTACGGAAGAGAATTTTTAACAGATGATTCCGGTAATCAAGTAGAAAATTTCCATGCCAATCATAAGTGGGTCACCGTAGAAGAAGTACTCGCTATGGCGTCTATCAATCGCGCGACCAAACCAGCACATGACTGGATTGAAATGCGTAAGGGGCGAGGTTTCCCTGGTGATGAAACCATTGAGTTTGTTGAAGCAAAAGAACTTCGTAAAATTCAAAAAGACAATGGATTTATTGGAGTTCGGTCAAGCTTAAAAGACAAAGGCAAAGGCCGTTTTGACGGAGACACTCGCGGCAAAGGCAAGAAGAAGACAAAACCAGCGCAAGGCGGCTCCATCGGCGACATGGAATTTGAGCCAGATGAATTGCCGCCAACCGTCGCAAAAAGGTTTGGAGATGCATGGCGCGATAGCAGAAAACGTCTTGGTTCGTGGATTGCAAACCTTGACCCCTTGCTAGATGAAGACCAGAAAACACGTCGCGAAAAGCGTCGCCGCCAAAAAGCTTCAAAATCTAAAGACTCGAGCGCCATAAACGGTGCAAACATTCTTCAGTCTCTATTCTCTGATATTGATGACCCGATAGAGGCAACCGTGCGATACGCACAACTGTCCAACTTTAAAGAACCAGAGTTCAGAGACTGGTACGACTACACCACAAACAACAAACCAGTACCTGAGCGTCGCGAAGATTGGAACTTTGGATTCAATAGTGTAATTGGCGAACCGACACCTCATTTTGCTCGGCTCAAAAACCTTATAGACGGAATAGTGTCAGAACACGCCGCTGGCGTACTGATTACAGCGGACGACTCAGAAGACCCCGATATAACCAAATTTATTTTTCAAGATTACGACTTCAGTACAAAGTTTAGGTCTGGTCAAATTGGGAATGTATACAACGTGCGTGTTGTAACAAGGACTGATGGCGTTGAAGAAGTACGACAAATAGCTGTAGATTCAATAAGTCTAAATCGCTGGACGGATAATCCATTAGACGAGAACAGACAACCAATTACGGCAACTGATGCAGGTCTATATATGCTGTGGTCAAACACAACGTTTTTAGATGTTCCGGAAGATGTCGTAGAGAGAGCAGCTAGTGGGCAAATGCCTACGTTTGAGCTCGTAGAGCTTGCTGCGAAACAATGGGTGGACCCAGGGTATCACGGTGCTCAGCCGCCTGCTTTCTATTATGACCAGGCCACTAAATGGCACGAACATTACAGGGTTATCGGCTTCAACCAAAAGGGTGCTCCGCTATATATCAAGGGTGCAGGCGGGAGGGGTCGGACCGGGTCAACGTCGGTACATATCCCTGGCACATCAAATTCTGTCGTAGACACGAGAACCGGTGGTCTTATTTCTGGCCGCATGAGCCAAGAAACAATAATCACCCCAGAAGGTCAGCGAGCCCTAGACGACCCTAATGTGAATATTTGGACTGGTGAACAAAACTTTCTGGTGCTTGACGGAGGCCCTGCACCCGGGCGCGGACGCCGGCGTCGTCGCACATCTGGTCCTACGCCCCAGTCTCCTGGTGTTGTATCGCGCTTCCTTGATGGAGAAGGTCGCCAACTAAGTAGAGAACGCCGCAGCGCAAGAAGGATGCTAAAGGGGCGTACACCAAAAGACACACGCCCGATACGTCAACGCATAGAAGCTGCGCTGTATGAGAGGTCACGTCGTCGGTCAGGCGAGCCAAGACCCATTTCAATGCAGGCACCGGATATCGACATAAACGTTTACTCCGACGAGCTTCGCAGAATGGAAGAAAGCGGAGAGTCGATAGAGGCACGCAATGCACTTCCACCGATAGATGGCGTATATGACTGGTTGCTCCCAGATAACTTTTCCGCTGGCAATGATTGGTGGGGCTCTGGCGTAAACCAGCAACGAATAGACACCCTTAATGCTTCATTACACGAGCTTGGAGGTTCATTCTTCCCGCTCGTATCGCAACGCGATATTGACCGTTTGCCGCAGCTTGCTGAAGAAGGCAGAAAGTGGCTAGAAGACATAAATGACCCTGACAAGGATTCTGCTCCTGGAGAAGTATCCAACTGGGGTTTTGCCGAATGGAAAGAGTATGGAGGATATACATACGTTTACGATTCGAGGAACGAAACAAAACCGCCCATTGCAATCGTAAACAACGAATCCGGCACAACGCACATGATTGGCAAAGATGGCCAACACCTTATGACTCTGGTCACGAGAGTGGCTCCATCTGGAGAAACTGTATTTTTGCCCGTTGGCTCAAACTCGACGCATAAACGGCTCGACAACATCACTGAGCAGCCGGGATTCTTGCAGACAGTTTTAGGTAAATTCCGTAGACGCCAACAGCAAGACATAAACCCAGAGCAGATTATCCCTGGTCTTCGTTCCAGAGAACGAGCATTCACTCGTGGCGACAATACAATTGAGGACGTTCGTTCCCAGTTTGAGAATGGGACACCTTCAGATACGTTCCCATACTCATTTGCAACAAAGCAACGTACTGGCGCATTAGCTCCAACTTCTCTTACAACTCTTCAGGAGGAGTCACTGCTAGAAGAAGCAGATAAACTGCAGGTACAAATCGCCGATGACTTTAGACGTCAATTGGGTCTAAACAAAAAAGACCAACTGACCGAAGAGGCAATCAAAGACCTCATTGATGACCTCCAACGTCGTGGCAAAAAACGCGAAGCTGGAATTGCAACAAACAACCTTCACGACCTTGCCGTACTTGATGACATGTTGCAGTCACGAGACGTTATGCATGTCAACAACCTAAAGCCGGGCCGCAGGCATCTACTTTTAGGCACAAGCGTAAACCCAGTACCAGACTCCGAGCAAAAGCGCCGCCGCGCAATGACGCCAGACATGATTCACGTTTCCAGTGATTCAAGAGCAATGGATTCAAGGCTTTCAGACAGAGGGGACACAGACCCAGCAACGTCTAAGAGAACATATCCGAGTGGAGCAATAAATCTCTACGAACCGTCTGAAGAGTCGTTTACGCCTTCATCGCCAAGGCCGCAAACTGGACCAGCCCTCATTCCGGGGGAGGGCGATGCTACTGGAACAATTGTTTATCAAAACGGAATGTATTTTGATACGTCAACAAACCGTTACGTAGAAGACTTAAGTGGTCTCGATTTTGAATCAGCAGACTTTGTCCATGTTCCTGTTCCTTTAGAGGAATCTTCTACAAACGGAATCGACGATTTAGGCGGGGAGTTTCCTAAAATTCTTCTTACTTCCGGACCTGGTGCTCCTAGTCGACAATCGGCAGTCATAGCTCCTGGAGTTTCAAGCACGAATCCAGAAGCCGCTCTTACTTCTAGGCCAGATGCTGTTAATGCCGTCGTAGCAAAACCGAATTCATTTACCGAAGCATTTTACTTAGTAAGAAATAGATGGCGTCAGATTGCCGCAACAAAACCTGCCGACCAGACTGAGCCATACCGAAAGCTGACAGACAAGATTGGCGCAGACCCAGCTCCGACTGCATTTATGCTGTCGTCGCTGTTGAGCCCGCTTCTTTCTAAGGCAGACGGTCTGGAATCAGAAGAAGGCGTGTCCATATATTCGGCACCAATTCATTCCCCTACGCTTTCCGGCAGCGACAATGCCGCAGGAATATTGAGGGCAATAAGAAACGCATCAAGAAAATCACCAACAGAAAACGGTCTTTTCTCTGATTACTTACCTGGTTCATCAGGCGACATTGTCTCGTATTCTGGTATGGCAGTTGGGCCCCACGCACCCCGTGGGCAGACGGTACTTGACGCAATAGGCGTATTTGCTGACTTGCCGTTTGAGACTGTTTATATACCGAGCACCCAACCAATAGCTCCAAATGTGGCGCAGCACAATAGTTTAGCGAATGCAAACCGAACATTACTTGATACAAAAATATTCCGGTCGCTGAACGCTGCACTCCAGTTGGATTACGCGTCGCAAAAAATGCGTCAGCTGCTGGATAGCGGCACACCACAAGAAATAACTGGCTGGAACGACACATGGGGTAAAAGATTCGGCGGAAGATTTGACATAACACAAGCAGATATTGAGTCTGTCGAGCAGCTACGTGATGCAGCGTGGCAGCGTGCGGCGGAAGACCTTTCGTCCGTTGCTAAAAATGCTGGTGACCGCAGAAACGACTTCCTTAACCAGTGGCGTAATCGCTCCCAATTCCGCCCAGAGAATCGCGAGATAGACGCTGAGCTCAGCATTGCCACCGAATACATCACTAATGGTGTTATTGCTGAGCAAGCGGAGTACCTACTCACTAAGCACATACTCACCAATCCACGAATAATGCAAAGCCTTGCTCAGTCCGAGCTTGTATCTTTAGAGTCGCGTTCAAGAGAAGCGAACAAGAGAATGGAGAGGCTCGAAGCTATACGTAGTGCGCAAACCGCACTAGGTAGGCGCTCTATGCCTGGGTATTCACCAGAAGACATTGACCCCATTGAATTATTGCCAGTACTTGATAGACACGGTGATGGTGTTGTTACAAACGCATCACTGCGCGACCCAGCAGAAATAGTCGAAATATTGTCTGACCACAAATCTCTTGGATTTGGAGCTCCTTTAGACATAGACCCAGCAACTGGAGAATATGTTCCATCCATTTTAACCGACGACCAAATGGAAGCATTGGCGCTAATAGATTACTCAATCCGTAGAAATCTAAGCCAAGGAAGTCCAGCAGATGAATACGGATATACCGGCATGCCGGAAGCAAACACCGTATTTGGACACCTAGAGCTAGACAATTTACCTCCAGAGAACCTAACTGGCTGGCAACGCCAATCCCCAGGAGCCGCTGCAGTATGGTCTCTTATGGAGGCTTCTGGATTCAACGGAAACCCACTATTGCTTGATGTAGAAGAATTTAAAGAAATAGCTAAAATTGAAGATTCATCAGGAAAACGACAAACTCTAGTTGTAACCAGAGGTATCGATTCTCATGGAAGAAACTCAGGAAGTTTTCTCACCAACTTGCTCCTAAGAGCTAAACGCTCGCTTCTTGGTTCAGGCGGAGCACAGCATGGAACGGGAGAATATTGGAGCGCTCAGCCTTTTGAATGGCGCTCAAACAGTGAGTCTTCGGCAATCGGAATGATTGTGCGCGGAAATCACAGG